TTTGCTTGAAGGTAATGAACTTTATGTATTTCACTCTTTACGTCATACCTTTGCAACACGCCTGGCAAACGAGTTCAAACTAAACAATACTGTTATTGCAGCTATGATGGGTCATCGTTCATTGGTCACCACAAGTAAGTATGTGAAGCTGATGCCAGAGGTGCAAATCAATGTCTGTGATGCATTCTAGTACCCCAATAGATAATATATGAGAGCAAAGCCTACGATGAAAGTCGTGGGCTTCTTTCGTTTTACCGTTTGGTAACAGTTGGAGTGACACATCGTCACTTTCGAAATCTAATCATCAATGATATATTATAGAAAGTGCTAATCAGTAATTAGGTTGCACTAGAGAATTAACATTTCTCACAATTCAATACAAGCATAGTAAACAAAAAGAAGGATATGCATGAGTACAGACCTATATATAACACAAGAAATAATCGAGAAGCAGAGCAGGGCCGCTACCATTCAGCGGTTTGAACAGGAACTAAATGCAAAAATACAACGTGGTGACCAATCTTCCACGTATTTTGGAACAGCTCTATTAAAAAGAGCAATAGAACCAATTTTAGATATTCTGAATGCACAGAAAAAAGCAGCTAAAAAAGGCAATGCAATGAACGCTAGTATTGCCTTTAAATTCATTGATAAACTTAATTCTGATGTTGTGGCATACTTAACGTGCCGTGTCATAATAGATAGAATTGTAACCAATACACGCATTCAAGACGTAGCCGTGAGAATAGGACAGGCATGTGAAGATGAGTTACGGTATCAATCCTTTGATAAGCAACACCCACATCTCTTTAAAAAGATACAAGCTGAAACAGATACAACCCGTAAACGTAAACGTGAAACCTTTGTGGCTGCATACAATCGTTACTGTGAAACGTGGCGAACATGGTCAAAGCAAGAGAAGTTGCATGTAGGTATGAAGATGGTGTCTATATTTATAGAGGCCACTAACTTTGTTGAAGAAGTTCGTGTTGTTAGAGCTAAGAATAAAACTGACATCCATCTTAAAGCAACGGATGCTGTCGTTGAGTTCATTGAAAAGAACAAAGATGTAGCGGGGATGTTAAATCCAATACATGTTCCGATGGTTGTACCGCCAAAAGATTGGACATCACCAAAAAGTGGGGGGTATCTCACATATTATACACCTCAACTTCCATTCATTAAGATACGAAATAATCCACAAGCTAGAAATTACCTTGAGGATTTACAGGGTAATACACAAGAAATGGCTGCTGTTTATGATGCCGTGAATACAATCCAACGCACACCCTGGCGAGTAAACAGCTTTGTTTTGGACGTGTTTACGCAGATGCATGACCAAAACTTACCCGTGGCAGGGTTACCAAGCAGAGAGGATATTCCATTACCACCATCACCACTTACCAAAGACCGTGATTCAAGTGATTTGAATGATGATGAGAAGCTCAAATTCAAAATCTGGAAGAAAAAAGCCAAAACTGTCTATGAGCAAAACCTTGCGTTAAAATCGAAGCGTCTTATGACAGCTAAGATTGCATCTATTGCAGGTAGATTTGAACAATATGAGGCAATTTACTTTCCACATACGTTGGATTGGAGGGGCAGGGCGTACCCAGTTCCAATGTATCTCAACCCACAAGGCAACTCATTAGCCAAAGGTTTGTTAGAGTTTGCAGCTGGTAAGCCACTTGGGTCTAATGATGCAGCCTATGAGTTAGCGGTTCATGGTGCAAACTGCTTTGGGTATGATAAATGTAGCATGGATGAGCGTATTGATTGGGTTGAAGAAAATACGCAACGCATACTTCAAGTTGCTACTGACCCATTTGAAGACTTGTGGTGGGCAAAAGAAGCCGATGACCCGTGGTGTTTTCTAGCGTTCTGTTATGAGTGGAATGGCTTTCAACGCCATGGACTAGAACATATATCGCATATTCCTATAGCAAAAGATGGGTCTTGCTCAGGCTTACAACACTTCTCTGCTGCTCTGCGTGACCCTATTGGGGGACAAGCGGTAAATCTTATGCCATCTAATGAACCAGAGGACATTTACCAAAAGGTCATCGACCTTGCGATAGTCAAAATCACAGCTGATTTAGGAGGTGAAAAAGATAATATTGCCCAAGCATGTTTGAACTATGGGTTATCTCGCAAAGCTGCCAAGCGCATGACAATGTGCAGGGTTTATGGGTCTACATTATTCTCAGGAAAGGGGTTTATAGCTGAATATATTGCTGAAACAGATATGAAACGTAAGCAAGAAGACCTATCTTATACTTCACCACTTGATGGATTAGAGTTTGAGGCATCACTGTATTTGGCAAAACATATTTGGGATAGCATCAATGAGACTGTGATTGCAGCTAAGGATGGTATGGCATGGCTGCAAGATTGCGCACGTATCTTAGCGACAGAGAACTTGCCTATATCCTGGACAACTATTGATGGGTTTCCTGTTATGCAAAGCTATCCTGATACAAAGCCCAGACGCATCAAGACCAAGTTAGGAGAGAAGATAGTTTATCTAACTCTAAGAGAAGACCTAATAGGAAAGATGAACAGAAAGAAGCAATCCAATGGTATCTCTCCAAATGTTGTTCACTCGCTAGACAGCTGCCATCTGCGTATGACTGTAAACTTAGCTCGTGAAAATGGTGTTACACATTTTGCAATGATACATGACAGTTTTGGGTGTCATGCGAGTGACATTCCAATGTTGAGTGCATGTCTGCGTGAGGCATTCATTGACCTTTATGTAGCCAATGACCCATTTGAGTTGTTCCGTCTGCAGACGCAACTGCTGACAGAAACAGTCTTACCAATGCCACCTGCAAAGGGGTCGTTAGATTTGACAGACGTAAGAAACAGTGAATTTTTCTTTGCATAATTATATTCACCGTTGATTAGATTCTTGATGGTTGCACCATAGCTAGTGAAAGGATTTCTATGGCGCAACCACAAATAACAATACACCTCCACCTTGCTGAGTACCTAATAAAATATGGACATCCCGTCCCAATAGATACTCTTACCAAACTACTTGAAGCAGGTGTGGACATCCAAAAATATCAATAAGGAAGCTATATGGCTCAACAAAAAATTAAAATCGTTACCCCAAAAGCAACATGTGTCTACCCATGGCTCAACAGGCCAGACACTAAGTTTAACGCAGATGGTGAATATAAAGTAACATTGAAAGTAGAAGCGGAAGATGCTGCTCCTCTTATCAAACAATTAGATGAAATCTTAGAGACATACAAAGATGCATCTATAAAGCGTGACCCAAAGTTATCACGTTTCTCAGTCTCTTCACCTTATGAAGAAGAGATAGACGACCAAGGTAACCTTACAGGTTATTATCTGTTTAAATTTAAGCAGAGGGCAAAGATACACACCAACGATGGGCGAACAATAGATATGAAAATTGCTATTGTAGATGCGTCTCGTACACCCACAGATGCAGTCATTGGAGGTGGGTCTGAAGTAAAGATAGCTGCCACTGTATGGCCTTACGCTATGTCTACTAATAAGGCTTTTGGTCTGGCTCTTAGACCACAAGCAGTACAAATCTTAAATCTTGTATCACCAATGAATGGCAATGTTGTCTCAATGTTTGATGATGAAGATGGGTTTAAAGCTGAAGAAAAAGCTCCAGCCAGTGACACCTTTACATCAGATGAAATGGACACTGCAGCTGACTTCTAAGACTGGGAGGGTATCACCCGCCCGTTCTGCACTACGAGCAAGAGCAATAAAGAATGGATGGAGGTCAGGCTTAGAAGAAAGTCTGGCCTCAGACCTTCATAGCAAAGGCGTGAATTTTGAGTATGAACAGCATAGGCTTGCATACCAAGTTCCAACACGCACTGCGCATTATACACCAGATTTCTACGTCACCACCAAGAGCGGTACAGTAATCGTAGTAGAAAGTAAGGGCAGGTTTGTTACCGCAGACCGCCAAAAGATGTTGCTCGTAAAAGCGCAGCATCCTCACCTTGATATTCGTATGGTCTTTTCCAATCCGAATACCAAAATTTCAAAACAATCATCAACAACATATGGCAAATGGTGTGAGAAGCATGGCTTCAAATACGCCAAAGGATTAGTGCCTGAAAGTTGGCTCAATGAATAAGGAAGACGTTAAATATATCGTCGTTCACTGCTCAATAACACCCCCATCTATGGATATAGGCGCAAGACAAATTGACCGTCTTCATAGAGAACGTGGGTTTTTAGGGTGTGGTTATCATTTCGTAATTAAACGTGATGGCACACTGGAGTTTGGACGACCCTTACATAGAGCTGGCGCACATGTTCGCAGAAAAAATAAATTCACTGTGGGCATATGCCTTATCGGAGGTATGCGCCAAGACAACCCCAATCCCGAAATCAATTATACCGACAAGCAAATGGCTGTCTTGCGAGAGACAATAGATAAACTAATCGCTGAAGAATTCCCAACTGCTACGGTCAAAGGCCACGTTGATTTCGACAAGGGTAAGACCTGCCCAAACTTTGATGCAGGTCATTGGTATGAAACCGATGAAATCATCCCAACAATTTAAACTTAATGGCTCACCGCCCTGGTGGGCCAATCATTCACACCTGACAAATAGGAATTTTGACAATGACACAATTGCAAAAAGTAAAATACCATCTTGAAAACTACGGCTCAATCTCACCACTTGAGGCGCAATCAAACTATAACATCTGGCGTTTAGCTGCTGTTATCTATGATTTGAAAAAACTAGGTCACGACATTCATAGCACCCTTCGAACTGCACCAAGTGGTTCACGCTATGCGGTCTATTCATTTGCTGGATAGCGAAAGCGAATATCTACGCAAAGAACCATGCCCATCGTGCGGTAGCTCTGATGCCAGAGCCATCTATAGCGATGGGCATACCTATTGTTTCTCTTGCACCACAAGAACCAGAGGTGATGGAGAAGAAAAATCAAGTGGAACACGTATGAATCAAGATTTACTTCCTTTTGGGGAAGCACAAGCCTTACCAAGGCGTGGCATAACTGAAGAAACATGCCGTAAATATGGTTACACATTAGGCGACTACCATGGCGAAGCCGTACAAATTGCAACGTACCGTGATAGTACAGGCAACCCAGTCGCACAAAAGCTGCGTTTCAAAGATAAACAGTTCAAGTTTATTGGAGATACAAAGAAAGCTGGCCTCTTTGGTCAGCATCTATTTCGCAACAAGGGTGGCAAGATACTTGTCATTACTGAAGGTGAGATAGACGCACTCTCTATGAGCCAAGTCCAGGGCAATAAGTTTCCTGTCGTAAGCGTTGGAACTGGCGCAGCGGGTGCAAAGAAGGCTGTCGCAAACTCATTAGAGTTCTGTGAAAGCTATGACAAAGTGGTCATATGCTTCGATAATGATGCTGCTGGGCGCACCGCTGCCCAAGAAGTTGCATCCGTATTATCCGTTGGAAAGGCATATATAACCACCTTGCCACTGAAAGATGCCAACGAAATGCTCGTTGCAAATAAGCATGGCGAACTTGTAAGTGCCATGTGGGATGCCAAAGTCTATCGCCCTGATGGGATTATAGATGGCAAGAATATGTGGGCAGACATTATCAAAGATGATGAAATTCCCTCTATTGATTACCCATTTGCAAAACTAAACGAGAAAACATTAGGCATGAGGCGGGGTGAGTTGGTCACAATTACCGCAGGGTCTGGGGTCGGCAAGAGCCAAGTGTGTCGAGAGATTAGTTATGAACTCTTAAAACGTGGAGAGAGCATTGGTTACATTGCTCTTGAGGAAAACACGAAACGCACAGCTCTGTCGCTCATGGGATTATCCATGAACAAACCACTGCATATTGCCAGAGAAGGCGTGACTGAAGGAGAACTGCGTGTTGCTTTTGACGAAACCGTTGGAAGTGGACGTGTGTTTTTGTATGACCATTTTGGGTCGATGGCGACTGATAACCTGTTAAATCGTATTCGCTATTTATCCAAAGCATGTGGCGTAGGCTGGGTCGTTTTAGACCATTTATCAATCGTTGTAAGTTCTCAAGAAAATCATGATGAACGTAAAGCAATTGATTCCATAATGACCCAGCTGCGTTCACTATGTGAAGAGACAGGTCTTGGCCTCATTCTCGTATCACATTTGAAGCGACCATCAGGCGATAGAGGCTGGGAAAACGGCCTCGAAACCAACCTAAATTCACTCAGAGGAAGTGCAGCAATTGCCCAACTCAGTGACATCTGTTTGGGCGTTGAGCGTGACCAACAATCTGACACCCCAAATGTTTCAACTATCCGTGTCCTAAAGAACAGGTTCACGGGGGAAACAGGCGTGGGTTGTTACGTCCATTACAACAAAGAAACAGGACGTATGGCTGAAGTTTCAGACCCCAATACATTTGAGGATGAGACTGAAACCACAGAAGATTTTTAATAGCTAGTCGAGAGGGACTTATTTGAAACGTATATTATTCGATATAGAAACCAATGGTTTGCTTGATGAACTTAATGTTTGTCACTCATTGGTTATGCTAGATGTCGACACAAAAGAGATGCTATCTTGTGCAGACCAACCAGGATACACATCTATTAAAGATGGCCTTGAGATATTAGGCAACGCAGAACTACTTATTGGTCACAATATCCAAGGGTTTGACCTGCCAGCTTTGTTTAAAGTTTATGGGTTTACCTACCTTGGAGAGCTACACGATACACTCATTTTATCCCGTCTCGTGTGGTCAGATTTAAAGCAAAACGACTTCAACTACATAAAGAAAAATGCCGAGTTCCCAAGAAAACTTATTGGTTCACATTCATTGGCA